GCTCCCACATATCAGATGGCAAAAAGAACAGCTTGGGATTATCTCAAGGAATATACGAGTGTATTACCAGATGTTACTTACCATGAAACAGAACTTAGATGTGATCTACCTAATGGTGGTAGAATACAGTTATTAGGCTGTGAAAGACCTGATAGTCTTCGTGGATTATACATGGACGGAGTAATTTTAGACGAGGTTGCTCAAATGCCAACAAGATTATGGACAGAGATAGTTAGACCTGCTTTATCAGATAGGGAGGGCTTTTTAATTGGAATTGGGACTCCGCAAGGACATAATGCTTTTTTCCAACTCTATGACCATGCTTCTCACCAAGAAGATTGGTATTCAGAGATATTTAAAGCAAGTGAAACAGGTATTATATCGGAACTAGAACTTAATGAAGCAAAGGCTTTAATGCCTCCCGAAGTATATGATGCAGAATTTGAGTGTAGCTTTGACTCCTCTGCTATTGGTTCAATATATGCACGAGGATTAAATAAAGCTGATGATGATAATAGGGTAACAAAAGTTCCTTATGATGAATCAATTAAAGTTAATACTTTCTGGGATCTAGGAATGGCAGATAAAACAGCTATATGGTTCGTACAACAAAAAGGATCAGCTTTTCATATCATTGATTACTTAGAGAATAGTGGTGAGAGTTTAGAATTTTATGCTTCATTACTACAAGATAAAAAGTATGTTTACGACACACATTATTTACCTCACGATGCAAATGTTCGAGAACTAGGAACAGGAGTATCACGAGTAGAGACAGCACAAAGTTTAGGATTAAGAACCTCTATTGTTCCCAAGCTTAGTGTTCAAGATGGAATTAATGCCGTTAGAATGATCTTATCAAGATGTTGGTTTGACCATGAAAAAACAAAAGATGGACTAGACGCATTAAGGCAATATCGTTGGGATTCTAATGATAAAGGAGATTTAAAAACCAAACCTGTACATGACTGGACATCGCATAGTGCTGATGCTTTTCGTTATTTTGCAGTAGGAAAAAATCAATCAAGTGAATGGGGTACAAATATAGAGTATCCAAAAATAGGAATTATTTAATGGCAAAATTATCAAAATCAAAATTATTATCTTTAATCTCGCAGGAGGTAGACGGAGCTTTAGGATTTTATTCAAGTGAACTTGCAACACAACGCAAAGATGCACTAAAATATTATCTAGGAGAACCTCTTGGAAACGAAGTTGAAGGTAGATCAAGTGTGGTAAGCCAAGATTTATTAGAGGTGGTAGAAGCAATTCTTCCAAGTCTAATGCGTATGTTTACTCAACAAGATAAAATTGTTAATTTTGAAGCAACCAAACCAGAAGATGTTGCTTACGCAGAACAAATTTCTGATTATTGTAATTATATTTTTACTAAAGATAACGAAGGATTTAATATTCTTCATTCCATGTTTAAAACAGCCCTTCTTCAAAAGAATGGTTTTTGTAAAATCTATTGGAAAAAATCAATAGGACAAAAAAAAGAATCGTATAAAAATTTAACTGAATCTGAATATCAATCATTATTAATAGATGATGAAGTAGAAATTATTGGAGTTGATAGCAAAGAAGAAGATATAATGGGAGAAACTCAACTTATTTATGATGTAGAAGTCAAAAGAGTAGAAGATTATTCTCGTATCCAAATTGATCCTGTTCCTCCAGAAGAAATTTTAGTTTCTAAAAGAGCTACAACTTTAAAAGATTGTGATTTTATTGCTCAAAGAGTATCAAAAACTGTATCAGAATTAATTGATATGGGTTTTAACAAAAAAGAAGTTGAAGGATTGCCCACAGCAGAAGATCAAGTTTTTAATACCGAATCTGTTACCAGAAGAAGTTATGACGATGGTGGATCAGATATAAATTTAACATCAATAGATCCTTCTCTTCGAGTAGTACAAATTACAGAGTGCTACATGAAAGTTGATATGGATGGAGATGGTATTGCTGAACTTAGAAAAATTACAGTAGGAGGTAGTGGATATAACAATTATACTATCCTAGAAAACGAAGAGATACCTATTATTCCTTTTGCTATGGTGTGTGCAATTCCTATGCCATTCAGATTTTTTGGTTTATCCTTTTATGATTTATTGGCTGATTTGCAGTTAGTAAAAACAACCATTCTAAGAAATACATTAGATAATATGTATTTTCAAAATAATGCAAGAACAATAGTAGTAGATGGTCAAGCTAATCTTGATGATTTATTAACTTCTCGTGCAGGTGGTATTATTAGAGTTAAATCACCTAATGCTGTTACTCCATTACAAACACCAAACTTTTTAAACGATGGTTTGGCGATGTTAGGAAAAATAGAAGAATTAAAAGAACAACGATCTGGTGTACCAAAACAATTAATGGGATTAAATCCAGACACAATTAATAAATCACATACAACAGCAACATCAGTTAATCAAATGATGAATAGTTCTACACAACGAATAGAATTAATTGCAAGAAATTTTGCTGAAGGAGTTAAACATATATTTATTAATATCCTAACTATTGTTTGTGAATATCAAGATCAAGAAAGAATTATACGATTACGAGGTAACTTTGTACCAATGAATCCTCGTGATTGGACAACAAAATATGATGCTAGTGTACAAGTAGGACTTGGCACAGGTAATCAAGACCAACGATTGCAAGTTTTACAACAAGTACTAAGTGTACAAGAAAAACTTATGCAGTCTGGTGGGATGGGAACATTAGTAACTTCGCAGAATATCTACAATACCTTATCAAAATACTTAGAAAATGCAGGATATAAAGATGCAAGTCAGTTTTTCATAGACCCTTCTACTGTTCCCCCACAACCTCCACAACAAGAAAAACAAGATCCAGCTATTCAATTAGCAGCACAACAAATTGAAATACAAAAGCAAAAAGGAATGGCTGATATTGATTTTAAAAATAGAAAATTAGAATCAGACAATGTTTTAAAAATGCAAAAATTTAATTTAGATGAGCAAAAACTAGCAACACAAATAATGAAAGATAAATCAGTAACAGATATGGAAAAAGAAAAACTAGCTTCTAAAATAATTGAACAAGGACTAAGATAATGGCTTTTGATCCTTTTATGCAAAGCAAAACAGCTCAAGATATAATTAATAATCATATGAACTCAGAAGCAAAACCTAATGTTAATTCAGCAGGAATGTATCGTAATCCTATGTTTGATATACGAACAGAACAAGAGAACGCAGGGACATTAGATCCTTCAGCTTTATATCCAAATCCTCAAATAGATTTTTCTGTTCCAGAAGAAGAAGTTATTGATCCATGCCAAGAAGGATTTATGTTAGTTGATGGTATATGCCAACCAGTAGAAACTTTTGGTCAATCTATGTATGACACAAGTGGAAATACTCAAGATAAAGCAGAAGAAAGACCTTATATGAATATTAAAGATATGCAAAATGCTTCAGATGAAGAATTAATTGATTATTTAAAAAGTGGTTGGTTAAGAAATAGTGCATTAGGTTATCTTCCAAGTAAAGGTGGAGATGTAACTCTTTCAAGTGGAATGTTTGGTATGCCTCCATTAGGAAAAATGATGTTTGGAAATCAAAACGATTTGCGAAGAAGAACTATGTTAGATGAATTGCAAAACAGAGGTTACTTCACAGGCAATTTTAATAAAAACAATGATCCTATATTTAATATTTTAAATCAACCTACTCTTAATACTAACACAGGAGGAATTGAAAGCCAATTACCTGCTAATATTGTAGGACAACCAGTAACTGATGTTTATGGAGATACATATCAACAAATTCCTAATGTAGATCAAGGTAGCACAGGTTATTCATTTACACCAAATGATCCTTCACCATCTGTATCACAACAAACTCAAGGTGGAGTAGATTATGGTACAGGCAGAGGTGGAACATCAAGTAATCAAATAACTCAAGCACAACAACAAGCACAACAACAAGCACAACAAAAAGAAAAAGAAAGAATTGATAAAGTTGTTCAAGGAATACAATCTGGTCAGCAAACTATGTTTGGTGGTCTGTAATGGAAACAGAAAAAGAAATACAAAGAGGACAACAGGCAAAACGAATATTGGAAGATCCAATATATGTGGAAGCTATACAAAAAGTTTCGCAAGAGTTAGACCAAGAGTGGATTAACTCTCCGATAAGAGACACAGAAGGAAGAGAAAGAATTTACATGATGAAAAAAATGCTAAATGTCCTTCATGTCCAAATCCAATCTGTTATGGAAACAGGCACACTAGCCTCCAAGCAGGTTAATAAATAAAAGGAGTTACAATGGCAGACACACCTCAAGAGGAATCTGTTGTTTCGCAACCAACTA